GTATTTAAGAAATGCTGGTGTTGTAACTATAACAAGATTATTATATGAAGATGGGTATACATTATCAAATGGTTTATTAGCAGTAGTTGCTAAATCAGCTAGTACAGAAGTTGTTACTCATGTATTACATCCAACCACTCCAGTATCAACAAATGGAGCTGGAAATGATGTATTCCAAACATCTACAATTAATCAAGGCCCATCAGGAAGTTTTGTATTAAATGTTTCTGGAGCATTTACCAATGACAGTAGCGTTCCAGGATTTAGTGCATATACAGCAGAAGTAGGCATTAGCTCATCTATAGACTCAACTAAAAATAATTATGTAACAAAAATATTTGGTACTAATCCAAAAGGCGTTTCATATCCAGTATATGTTCAATATGAAAATTCAACAGCTACTTCATTATTTGACGATATGGCACATGTTTCAATGTCTATAGGTATTATGAGTTATACCAACACAGTAGACGGAGTTGATGGATTTGCCTCAAGTCCATATATAACATCTCAATTAGTTGGAGACTCATCTGTCGATCTATTTAAAGTTCATACATTATCGCACGGTAATGCAGAAAATTATGATGTTAAAGTTGGTATTAGAGATATTAGAGTAGCATCAGAAGTAGCAGATCCAAATGGGTATGGTACATTTAGTATTGAAGTTAGAAAAGTAAATAGTACAAATCTACCAAATTCACCATTTGATTCTGGAGACACAGATAAATCACCAGATGTAGTAGAATTATTTACCAATTGTAATTTAGACCCAGATTCTCCAAATTATGTTGCAAGAAAAATTGGAGATCAATACACAACTATAGATTCATTAGGAAAAATTAAAGATAATGGAGAATATCCAAACTTATCTTCTTATATAAGAATTGAAGTTAGTACCGGTGTTAAAGAAAAGACAGTAAATGCTTTATTAGTGCCATTTGGTTCTAGAGCTTTAACGTCACCAATACCTGATGCATCAGGATCAGGAGTAGATGGAGTACAAGGATTAGTATCAGCTTCAATGTTAGAAACCCAAGTAGTTGGTGGTTCATATAGTAGTAAAAATTATCATGGATTTGATTTTACAGATTTAAATAATTTAAATTATCTTGCACCAGTACCATCTACTAATTCAGTAACTGGATCAAATAAAGATTTTTATTTAGGAAATGTTAGTCAATCTAGCGGAGCAAATTTCCCTAGTGTGTTATCACCATATACCGGATCTATACAAAATGTATTAGATGCTGGAACAATTGGTTCAAATATATCATTAACAACTAGAAAGTTTATGGTGCCTTTACAAGGAGGATTTGATGGAGCAAGACCAAATTTACCAAAATATTCAGGAGCTAATATATCAGCTACTAATACTTTTGGATTTGATTGTTCAGGACAAGATACTACCGGAACTAAAGCATATAGAAGAGCGTTTGCAGCTTTAAGTAACACTGATTATTTTGATATTAACATGTTATTAACACCTGGTATATTACATAGTAAGCATCCAGTTGTAACAAGCGAAGCAAGAAATTTAGCAGAAGATAGACAAGACACATTTTATGTAATGGATGTTCCAGCTATTGATGATAGTATTACAACCACTATTAATAATGTAACTAGTTTAGATTCAAATTATACCGCTACATATTTCCCATGGGTAAGAATTATTGATCCAGCAAAAAATAAGCCAATATTTGTACCACCATCAGTATTAGTGCCTGGAGCATTATCATTTAATGATGCAACATCAGCACCATGGTATGCCCCTGCAGGTTTAAATAGAGGTGGTCTAACGTCAGCAATTAATACTTATGAAAAATTAACCCAAGCTGATAGAGATGACTTATATGAAGCTAGAATTAATCCAATAGCAAACTTCCCTAATCAAGGAATATGTATATGGGGACAAAAAACATTACAATCTAGACCAAGTGCTTTAGATAGAGTTAATGTTAGAAGATTATTAATAACAGTTAAGAAGTTTATTGCATCTGCAACTAAGTTTTTAGTATTTGAACAAAATACGGATGCAACTAGATTAAGATTCTTAAGTATTGTTAATCCTTATTTAGAAGGAGTAAGATCGCAACAAGGTTTGAGTGCGTTTAGAGTAGTAATGGATGACACAAATAATACACCAGATTTAATAGATCAAAATATATTATATGGTCAAATATTTTTACAACCAACTAGAACAGCGGAATTTATTGTCTTAGACTTTAATATTCAACCTACTGGTGCTTCATTCCCTGAATAGAAATTGGATTAGTTAATATTTATATAAAAAGAATATAGGAAATAAAAAATGGCATTAGAACAAAATTTACCAGGTATTAATCAAAATGACTTATTTTTGAATGCATTTGATTGGGAACCAAAAATGGCCAATAGGTTTATTATGTATATTGGAGACATTCCAAGTTATATAATAAAAGCTGCAGCTAGACCATCTTTAACAAATGGAGAAGTAGTATTAGACCATATCAATATTGATAGAAAAGTTAAAGGAAAAACAAGATGGAATGATGTTGCAATAACATTATATGACCCAATTGTACCATCAGGAGCACAAGCTGTCATGGAATGGGTTAGACTTCATCATGAATCATTAACTGGTAGAGATGGGTATAGTACTCAATATAAAAAGGACATTACATTTCATTCTTTATCCCCAACGGGTGAAAAAATTGAAGAATGGACATTAAAAGGTGCTTTTATATTAGATACCAATTTTGGTCAAATGGATTGGGGAACAGAAGAGTCTGTGCAAATCGAAATGACATTAAAATATGATTATGCTGTATTAGAATATTAATACTTATTATAATGGGAGTAGTTTTTACTCCCATTTTTACTGTTTAATATATTTATATTAAAGTTACCAAAGGAGTTATAATGGCAAAAATGACAGATCGTTATGAAAACAAAAATTTAATAAATTTAGCAAAAGATAAATACGAACAAAAACAAAGAAGTACTATTCCTTCTGAAATTATAACATTAACTAGCGAAGGAAAAATTTATCCTCATTCAAGTGAATTATCATCTGGAAAAATAGAAATGCGATATATGACCGCATATGATGAAGATATATTAACAAATGCATCATATGTTAAAGAAGGAATTGTTTTAGATAAACTATTAGAATCATTAATAGTTACCGATGTTGATTTAGATGATATAGCTCAAGTTGATAAAGATGGATTAATATTAAATGCTCGTATATTAAGTTATGGAGCAGAATATCCAGTACAAGTAATAGATCCAACAACAAAAAAACAATCAGAACAAGTAATTGATTTATCTAAAATTAAAACTAAAACAATAGATATTACTAGCGATGAAAATGGCGAATTTGAATACACAACAAAAACACATTCAATAAAATTTAAATATCCAACTATTTCACAATCAAAAGATTTATCTACTATAAGTGATTTTTTAAAAAGTATTATTGTAGAAGTTAATGGATTACGTAAACCAGCTGAAATAGATCATTTTCTAAAATATGAATTTTTAGTAAAAGATAGTAAAGAATTTCAATCATATATACTAGATAATACTCCAACTATTCTATTAGAATATGAATTTGAAGGTGACGATGGGAGCACCTTTACTGCCGGGTTTCAGGTTGGAGCCAACTTTTTTTGGTCTTAGGCCTGAAGATAGACCAGCTCTACACGACAATTTATTTGAATTAATTTGGGCAGGTGAAGGAAGATGGGATTGGAATACTATATATAATATGCCAATATTTCTTAGAAATTTTTATATTCGTAAGTTAAATAAACTTTCTGAAATGAAAAAACAAGCAATAAATAAAGCAAAAAGTAAACCTTCAAAATCAAAAGTCATAAAATCTCCATTGTAAATATTTATAATAAAGAGATTCATATGAATATTCCATATAACTACATAAAGATATTAAAAAACTTACCTGTTACTGGCAATCGTAAAAAAGACCAAACAGGAAAAGGCGCCCAAAAAACTAAAACAGAAAAAGAAATAGCACAACAAACTTCTAATATAGCAAATCAAACAGCTGAGGTATCTGATAATTTAGAAAAAAGCATTGACTCTTTAACTCAAAATTTTAAGATATTATTAAAAGACATTGAAGCTAATACACTAGGTATATCAAAATATGTAGCAGTTCAAGAAAAATTAGGTACTACATTTAATAATACTTCAAAACAAGTAACATTTTTAGAACAACGAAATAAAGGACTAAATAAAACATTTGGAATTAGCTCCGAAAAAGCAGCTAATTTAGGTACAAGATATGATGCGGTAGCTAAATCATTAAATACTGGTGGTAAACAAATAAGAAAATATGCTCAAGAATTATCTAGATTATTGCCATTACAACAACAAAACATAAGTGCATTTTCTGGTGGTGAAATGGCTGATTTTGGAAAACAATTACTTAGTGTTAATCAAATATTTCGTGAAAATTTAGGAATGTCTCAAGAATCAGTTGAAGGATTTGCTAGATTTGCAGCAACTGCAGCAGATGGAGCTATAGGAGTAAAAGATATTGCTGCACAAACAACTCAATATGTTGAAAAATTAGAAGAAGTTACTGGATTACAAGGTACTACCCAAGCTATATTAGGAGGTATTGCAGGATTAGCTTCAGATGTTCAATTAAACTTTAGTAAATATCCTAGAGATTTAGGTTTAGCTGTTTTAAAAACAAGAATGTTAGGAACTAGTCTAGGCGAAGTATATAGTATTGGTAAAAATTTATTAAATATAGAGCAGTCTGTTGGCAATGAATTAGAATATCAATTATTATCCGGAAAACGATTAGTTAATGCACAAGGTGAAAGCTTAACACAAAAATTTCGTGAAGCTACATTATCTGGAGATGCTAATGCATCAGCTGACGCATTAAATGAAATTATAGAATCCCAAGGTGACACAATAAAAGATAATTTCTTTGT